CATGGCCAGCCTGAAAACGGAGCTGCTGACCAACGACCTGCTGTTGGCCGATTTTCCGGAGGTCTGCCATCCGATCCGGGCTATGGGCGGGATTGCCAACCGATGCCAGGGGCAGCTGTTGGACGATGAGCCGACGTGGCCGGGCGGGCTGGATTCGCCGTGGGGCCGGCGCCGGATCATTCTGCCCACCGTCCGCGGATCGGGCTGTTCCGGGGCCGTGCTTGAGGCGTCCGGCCTGTTGGAAGCCACCCGCGGTCTGAACGCCACCAGGCCTGACGGGAGCGTTGCGAGGCCCACCTTGGCCCTGATTGACGATCCGCAAACCGACCGGAGCGCCAAGAGCCCGCTGCAATCGGAGGAACGCGAGACTGCCATTGCCGCCGGAATCCTGCACTTGCCGGGGCCAGATCGGACGATTTCGGCTTTGCTGTCCGCAACGGTTATCCGGCCTGGTGACATGGCCGACCGGATGCTGAACCGGGAGTTGCACCCGGAATGGCATGGAATCCGGAAGCGGATGTTGGACCGGTTTCCCGACGCCGACGCCATGACCCTGTGGGACGAATACGCCACGGTCTACCGGGACGCGTTGGCGGCCGGGGACGCGACGGCCAAGGCCGCCACGGGCCTGTACCGCAAGCACCGCAAGGCGATGGAAGCCGGGGCCGTGGTCACCTGGGAGCATCGCAAGGCGCCGGGCGAGCTGTCGGCGCTTGAGCATGCCATGCGGCTGTTCATCCGGGACCGGGATTCGTTCATGTCGGAGATGCAAAACGCGCCGGAAGAGAAGGCCACGGAGGGTGCCGTGTTGACACTGACCGCGCCGGAGGTGGCCGCACGGGTGAACGGCTACGGCCAGGGGGAAATCCCGACCGCGGCCAATCGGTTGACGTGGTTCGTCGATGTCCAGAAAGAGGTGCTGTATTGGGCCGTCTGTGCCTGGGGTGCCGGGTTTACCGGTTGGGTCTTGGATTACGGCACGTGGCCGGAGCAACCGGGGACCTACTTCGACGACAAGCATCTGAGGCGGCCAATCAGCAAGGCCGCCGGCATCGACGCGACAAGCGTAGAAGGCCGGACCAAGCAGGCCCTGGAACGGCTGTTTGCCGAGCTGGCAGCGCGGGAGTGGCAGCGAGACGACGGGGTGGACATGGGCCTGGACCTTGGCCTCGTCGACGCGAACTGGGGAGAGACGACAACGCACGTGTACCAGGCGTGCCGGGAGGCGGCCAAGAAGTTCGGGCTGAAAATCGTGCCGTCGCACGGGTTGCCATTCGGCCCGGCCAAGTGCCCCATTTCGCGTTACGAGCGGAAGAAGAACAAGGGCGCCCAGCTGGGGGACGAGTGGATGCTGCCCCCGGCGCACCGTTGCCGCGGTGTCCGCCACGTGGTCTTCGACGCGGGCCGCCGCAAGTCGTTCCTGTGGCGCCGCCTGACGACGCCGGCCGGAGACCCTGGGTCGTTGACCCTGTTTCACGCCCCGGCGAGCCGACATCGGCTGCTGTCGGAGCATCTGGCCAGCGAGAAGGGCGTCCAGGTGTCGGGGCCGTGGGGCGAAATGACCGTGTGGACGCTGCAGCCGGGACAGCCCAACCACTGGCTGGACTGCCTGTCCGGGTGTGCCACGGCGGAAAGTATGTGCGGCGGGCGGCTGGCCGATGGGCCACTGACGGCGCCTGGGACAAGTCAGACGCGTCAGACCGGTCAGACCCGTCAGACGCGTCAACCGCCGGCGGGGACGCAGAAACCGGCGGCTACGGCCGCCAATCGTGGTTCGCAAGGTCCGCGCCGAGCGGCGCGGGGGAGGGTTTCGTATCTATGACACGCAAGAGCAAGCCTACCAGGAGCACCAAAGCGGCACGGCGCAAGCCGTCCGGACCCGCGCCGCAGAATCCAGCGCCGAAGAAGCGAGGCCGCCCGCCTGGCAAGCCCAACGCCGACCGGCAAATCGTGTTGGTTCGTCCGGCGCGTTGTCCCGCTTGCGGCTCCAGCAAGCGGACGGCCTATGGCCCCCGGCCGATCGTCCGACAGCAGGCCGGACTGATCGGAGACACCCCGTATACGCGGATCGTCTACCGGGACTGCCGCTGTGCCGAGTGTGGCAAGCCGCGCCGCGAGGCCCATTTCGAGAGCTGACCCATGCGCACCATGCGACCAATCCAACCGATTCCCGCCGCTACGGTGCATTGCGGCGACGCGTTGCGCGTGTTGACCACGTTCGACGACGCGACGTTCGACGCCCTGATCACCGATCCGCCCTACTCGTCCGGCGGAATGTACCGATCGGACCGCGCAGCATCCCCTGCGGACAAATACCAGCAGCATGAGCAGCGGGACAAATACCTGCACTTCCCCGGCGACGGCCGGGACCAACGGTCTTGGTTCGCCTGGTGTAGCCTGTGGCTGTCCGAGTGCTTTCGAGTCTTGCGGCCGGGCGCCCGCGCTTACATGTTCTGCGACTGGCGGCAGCTGCCGACAGCGACCGACGCTTTCCAGGCGGGCGGGTTTGTGTGGCGCGGGCTGATTGCCTGGGACAAGGGCGCCGGCGCCCGGGCGCCGCATAAGGGCTACCATCGCCATCAAGGCGAGTACCTGTTGTGGGGCACGAAGGGCAACTGCCCCATCTCCACGCATGGCGGGCCGTGGCCTGGGGTCTACCAGTTCCGGGTTGACCAGGCGGACAAGCACCACATGACGGGCAAGCCGACGCCGCTTATGGTCGAGGTCTGCAAGACCATCCCGGCGGGCCTGACGATCTTGGACCCGTTCGCGGGATCCGGGACAACCTTGGTGGCCGCGGTCCGCACCGGTCACCATGCGGTCGGCATCGAAATGGACCCCGGCTGGGCGAAAGTGACCTGCCAACGGCTGCGGAAGGAAGCAACCGCGAAAACGGCCGATTTGTAAGGGTCGATTTTGCGTCCGTACCCTAGCCTACGGCGTGCAAACTTGGGTCTGAAAAACCGGAAATCGACGGTGCCGATTTCCGTTGGCCAATCTGGGCAGAAATCCGTTGGCGCAGGTCTTCGGATGAGCCTATCGTGCGGGCGTGACTACTGCAGCCGAAACGAGAGCCGAGAAAATCGCCCGCCTGGAAGCCCTGGTGGCCTCGGGAGCAACGTCTACCAGGGCCGGGGACATGTCCGCCACCTTCGACCTGGACGCCGTTCGTGCCCAGATCCGCGCCCTACGGGCGCAGGATGAGACCCTCCGCAAGCGCCGGCCGGTCTGTGCCGCCATCAAACTGAACTGAGGACCGGCCGATGCTCGCACTGAACCAGGAAATCGTCTGCGGCATGGGGCTGGCTGCCCCAATCGTCCGCAACGCACCTGGTAGGGCCGCCAAATCCGGCGCCGGTCGACCGACCGGCGGAGCTGCCCACCGACGCGTCAAGACCGCGTTCGGCTACCACTTCCTGGACACCAGCCGCAACCGGCGGCAGATTTCCAGCAGTCTGGCCAAGCACGAAGACGCCGTGCTGTCCGATCGGGACCGGGAGAAGCTGAGCGAGAACGCCAGAGACGTGGACCGGAACTTCGCGGTGGCCGCGTGGGCGATTCGCCGCCACCTGGATTTCGTCAGCACCTGGCGGTTTCACTGCCGGGCCGCCGACCGCGGACTGCGGAGGGATGTCGAGGCGTACATCCGGGACCGCGAACGGGCGGCCAACTTCGACTATACCGGCCGCCACCCCCGCCGCCGATTCTTCCGGCTGTTGGAAGCCCGCCGCGTGTTGGACGGGGACGCGTTCGGCGTGCGGCTGGCCAACGGCACGGTCCAGGGAATCGAAGCCGAGCAAATCCGCAACCCCTCCGATCCGCCAGCCCCGTGGGATTCGGACGACGACTGGAGCTCCGGAGTGTTTTCCGATGCCGCCGGACGGCCGCAAGCCTACGCCGTCCACTACCAGGACGGCTCGTCGTGGCAGTTGGACCGGGCCGTGCCGGCCGCGCACTGCTGGCATCATGCGTACTGGGGTGGCCGGCTGCGGCAGACCCGCGGTATCTCGCCGATGACCGCCGGCCTATCGACGCTGGTTGACACTTACGAGGGCATCGACCTGCTGACCGCACGGCTCAAGGTGGACCAACTGTTCGCGCTGGCCCTGACACGCAACGCCGATGACGCCCCCGCCCCAATCACGGAGATCCTGACGGGCAGCGACGGGGAAGAGGACACGGACCGGCCGCGTTACGAAGTGGACTTCGGGCGGGGGCCCGTCATGTTGGACCTTGACCCCGGCGACGACGCCAAGTTCCTGACCAGCAACAGCCCCGCCGCGGAAGCCCGCGCGTTCATCCAGGACCTGATTGCCATTTCGCTGTCGGCCCTGGACATCCCCGTAACGTTCTGGGACAGCACCAAGGCTACGTTTTCCGGCGGCCGGTCCGCAGCCCTGTTGTACGTCAAGGCGTGCGAAGAGAAGCGAGAGGACGTCCGGGACCTGCACATTGATTGGACCGACTGGCAGCTGGCCCGTGCGTTCGCCAACGGGGATCTGTTGCCGCCGTCCGGCATGGACACCATCCCGTATGTCTGGCATTCCGCCGGCATCCCGTGGTGGAATCCGGGCGTGGAAGTCCGGGCCAGCGTGGAAGCCATCGACAACAAGCTGACCAGTCGCCAGCGCGTGGTCGAGGAAACCCTGGGCGTGGATTTCTTCGACCTGTTGGACGAACTGGCCAGCGAGGAAGAAGCGATTGGCGAGCGGTTCCCCGTGGTCGGAGCCGGGGCCGCGCCTGTGACTGCCACGGAGGACCAACCATGACGGCTTCCCTATCGGTGTTTGCCAAGCCCGTAACAAAGTTCCGCGCCGGGATCGTCCGTCTGTCCGCCGTGCCGGCCGTGGACCGCACGGGCGGCAAGTTCGGCGCCGGCCTGATCCGCGGTGTCTCGCTGGTGACCGTGGGCGAGGCGTTGGGCCACGGCCTGTGGCTGGATGCGGAATTCGTCCAAACGGTGCATTTAGCAGCGCTGGCACAACAGGACATCGGCCTAAAGAGCCGATTTACGCATCCCGACATGAGCGGCGACGGGCTGTCTCACTTCCTGGGACGGTTCCGCGACGCGCAGCTGTCGGCGGACGGGCGGCAAGTGCTGGCCGATCTGCACTTTGCCAAGTCGGCGCACGACACGCCGGACGGGGATCTGGCCGCGTACCTCATGACGCGAGCCGAAGAGGACCCGGCATCGTTCGGAATGTCCATCGTCTTCGACCGGGACATCGGGGAAGAGGACCGGTTCGCCGCTTTGCACGAAGACGAGGACGGCCGCTTCCTGTCCCCGGACGAAGCAAACCAGGATCATCTGACGCACGCCCGGTTGGCCAAGCTTTGGACCGCGGACGCGGTTGACGACCCGGCCGCCAATCCGGACGGCTTGTTCCATCGGCCGTTGACCTTGGCCATTGAGGCGACGGCCGCCTACGCGTTGGGCCTGACTGCCGAGCGACCGGCGAGTACTGCCCTGGATGTTGACCCCGACCGGTTGCGCGATTTCGCCAGCCGGTTTCTCGCCAACCGTGGGTTGCGGTTGGCAAAGGCGGATTCGTCGGACGGGTCGGACCGGTCCGACGTGTCCGACCAATCCGACCTGTCGGACAGTTTTGCCGTTACCCAAGGAGACCCGCCCGTGTCTGAATCCGCCCCCGCGGCGCCGCCGCCGGAAACGCCACCCGTGACCGATGACGCCCCCGTAAGTTCGCCGCCCGTTGCGGAGACGCCGCCGGCCGCCGCGGCCGACGCCGGCCTGTCCGAGCTGCGGCGCTATCTGACCTTGTTCGGCGACGCCGGAGGCCGCTACTTGGCGGACGGCCTGACGATCGAAGCGGCGACGGCCAAGCACCTGGAGAGCCTGCAGGCCGCCATCCGTGCCGAGCATGACCGGGCCAACGCCGCCGAACAGCAGCTGGCGGAGCTGACCAAGCGCCGCCAAGCCACGGCAGCCTTGGAAGAAACGGTGCCTTTGAAGACGGGGACCGGCGACGGCAAGCCCAAAGCCTTCCGGGACCTGTTCCGCATTCGTCGCAACTGACCGCTGCCACCTGACCACTGACCACTGACCACTGACCACTGCCAACTGACCGACAAAGGAGATTTCCGACATGGCGCAAGACATGCTGACCCTGGCTGACATGGTGACCTTGAATTCGGCCGGGATTGCCGACATCGAGGTGTCCGACATCCTGGACGGTGCCCCCGTGCTGCGGGCCTTGATTGCCGACATGGCTTCGCACGGGACGAAGCACGAATACCTGAAAGAGACCGGCGCGCCCGTGGTCGGTTTCCGAGCTGCCAACACGGGCCGGGACTACGACAGTTCGATTGACGAACTGGTGACCATCAACCTTGCCATCCTGGACGCCACGTTCGCGGTGGACAAGGCCCTGGCCGATGCCTACCAGCGGGGCGGGGCCGAGGCGTATCTGGCCAAGGAAGCCCGCCGCCATCTGCGGGCCGCCTTCTTCGCGGTCGAAAAGCAGTTTTTCCAGGGAACCGGCCTGGACGCCAACGGCTTCTCCGGGTTCTGCGACGCCACGGGCCTGGACAAGCTGAACGACGCGATGGTGATTGGCGCCGGGGGCACGGGCGGTGGGTCGATCTACACCTCGGTGTATGCGATCCGCTCCACTCCGGACCGCAGCAACTCCGTGGTCGTGATGGGGCAGAACGGGGAAATCGAAATTGGCGAAACCCAAGTGGTTCCGGTTCCGGAGCTGGATTCGGGCAGCCCGCTTTCGAAGACATACCCCGGCTACTATACGCCGATCACCGGCTGGGTCGGTCTGCAGCTGGGCAGCGCGTACAGCGTGGGCCGGCTGGCCAACCTGAACGCCGCCGCCGCCACGTTGGACGATGACCTGCTGTCCAACCTCTTGGAACTGTTCCCGGCCAGTGCGCCGCCGACGATGTTGGTAATGCACCGCCAAAGCCGCTTCCAGCTGCAGCGGAGCCGCACCACGTTTTCCCCGACCGGCCAAGCCGCGCCGCTGCCGACGGAATACGAGGGCATCCCCATCATTACGACCGACGCCGTGTCGATCACCGAAGCGGAAGTGGCCGCAAGCTGAACGCCATAGGACCGGTCGGACCGGTCGGACCTGTCCGACCTGTCCGACCCGTCGGAGCCCCAATGGACCCTGGAATCCTAGCCGCTGTGTCCGCCGTAGCCCGTGCCGTGGAAACGACCCTCGGCAGGGTGTCCGCGGTGTACGCGCGGGGCGATGACCAGGTGGACGTGGCCCTGACGTTGACCAGTTCGGCCGCGTGGTTGGCTTCCCCGGACGGTTCGATTTCGACGCGGATCAACCAGGCGGCATTCATTGCTGACCCCAACGACCTGGACTTCGGGGACGGACCGATTGACCCGGAGTCCGGCGACACGATTACTTTGACCATCGGCGACGTGAGCTACGTTTTCGAAGTCCGGCCGCCGGAGACTTCGGAATCGTGTTTCGCGCCGGTCGATCCGTTTTGGACCCGGATTCGGATTCACGCCAAGCTGTTGACCAGGACCGTAGACGAATGACCGCCACAACCCGCGAGGACAGAATTGCCGATGCCTGGGTGGCCGCCGCCAACGCGGCCGAGCCGGGCCTCGGTGCTGTCCGCGTGCGGACCGTGGCGGACAAGCTGGGCGACCGCGTGGTCCAAGCCGTGGAAGTGGTGGCCCGTACCGACCGGGCGGAGCCGGTCACCAAATCCAGTTGGCTGCATAGGGTCGAGATCGGGACCGCCATTCGCATTCGCAAGGCCGGCACGACTGCGGCGACAGACACAGTGGCCGCGCTGGCGGAACGCCTGGCTGATTTGTCCAAGCGATTGCGACCATTGCTGACCTTGGACGGCTACCCCGTGACGCTGGAGAGCATCGAGCGGACGTTGTGGTTGCCGGACGAGTTGGAGAAATACGGCGTTTACGCCGCCATCGTGAACCATACCTGGCGCGTCGAGGTGGACAACCCCGAAGCGGCCAGCAGTTCCAGCAGTAGTTCCAGCCCCGCGCCGTAGCGCCAAAGGAGTTCGACATGTCCCAAACCGGGCTTGATTGGAAACTGTACCGCAACACCGGAACCAACGCATCGCCCGCCTGGGTTGCCGTGGGCCGGGCGGAGAACGTCAACTGCCCCCTGACCAAAAGCATGGCCGCGGTGCCGCGGAAGGAAAGCCGTTGGAATCGCAGCATCGGGGCGTTGAAGGACGGGCCGCTCGAATTCAATTACGTGTACAAGAACGGGGCGGATTCGGCCCTGCTCGCCTTTCTGAATTCGTTCGCCAACAACGTGCCCATTCAGTTGGCGTGCGTGGACGGCGACATTGACGACCCGGACACGTTCGGGTTCAAGGCGTGGTACGAATGCAGCGACTTCCCGTTGGATCAACCGTTGCAGGACGGGGTCAAGCTGGCCCTGAAATTCGCCTTGGCGGATTACGAGGAATCGGACGTGCTGATCGAACCGGATTTCGTGGGCTACAGCGGAGACGACAGCAGTAGCTCGCCGGGGGCGTAGCCCAATGCAGATGGTTCGCTTGCCACAAGCCGCGTTCATCGAAATGGTCGACCGCACGTTGGCCCGCGCACGCATCGGCCCCACATTGGACGAAGCGGTAAAGCGCCGTTTGCGAGCGTTGGCCAACGCCGCGGACGATCTGGACAAGGGGACGCGCAAGGGGCACGTTTTCCTGAACCGGGCCGACGCGGACTGGCTGACTTCCCAAGCCCCAACGGAAACGGATACCAAGCATGGCGGCTGAATTCCAAGACCTGACCGGCAAGACTTGGCGCGTCGCGTTGACCGTGGGCAAGGCCCGCGCGGTCAAAGCTCGCCTCGGTGTAAACCTGCTGGCGGTCGGAGACCAGGCGGCCAACCCGTTGGTCCGCCTGGCAGACGATCCGCAAGCCCTGTGCGAAGTCCTTTGGGCGCTGGTGAATCCGGATTGGCCGGCGCCGTGCGGGGACCAAGAAGCCTTTTGGAATGCCGTGGATGACAGCGTTTTGGAACGCGCCACCGCAGCGCTAACGGAGGCGCTGCTCGGTTTTTTCCGGCCGGGCCGGCGGGCCGTGGTGCGGGCCGCACTCGAGCTGCAAGCCAAGACGGAAGCCAACCTGGCCCGCCAAATCAGCGCGATGGACGCCAGCGACCCGGCCGTAAACGCCGTGGCCGAAAGGCTGCTGGGGACCATCCGCAAGGACCTGGGGGCCGCACTGCCTGGGACCTGATTGACGAACTAACGGCTTTGGTGGGCATCCCACCGGAGCCCTACACGCTTCGGGCGTTGGTCCGCATGGCCCGCCGGAAGCGACAAGAGGCGTGGGATCATACGGCCGCCGTGCTGGCCCTGCTGGCGAACTGTCACCGGGACACGAAACGCCGCCCGAGGCCCTACTCGCCGGCCGACTTCCACCCCCTGCAAGACGCGACGCCACGCCGCCGGAGCAAGCGGAAACCCGATCCGCTGTTGCGGCAGATGCTGGCTGAATTGATGACCGGACGCAAGCTGCCGCGCCCGCCGGGGCGCTGGGACAAACTCGAAACGACCTTGGGAGCCGAACATGGGAAAGCATCTGAAACTTGACCACGTGACCTGCAAGAAATCCTTGACCCTGAACGCGGGCGCCAGCTTGCAGAACGCCGGGGGAGCCGACTTGATGCCGGCGCTGCACGCGCTGTCGAAGTCCGGGAACTATTGGTTCGTGAACAGCGCAACCGGCAGCGATTCCAACGCCGGGACGAGCTGGGACGAGCCGCTGGCGACGATTGCCGCCGCGGTGGCCAAGGCATCGGCGGGGGATACGATCCTGTTGTTGGGCAGTTTCACGGAAGCCGTTACCGTGGCGGTCGGTCTGACCGGCCTGTCCATCATCGGGGCCGGTACCACGCCGAAACAGGCCCAATGGACCGGGGCCAACGACGCGGTCTGTTTGACCATCCAGGCGGAACACGTGGTCGTGGCCAACATCTACTTCCGGCCGCCGGCTTACGCCGCGGGGACGCCGGCCGCCATCGCCCTGAGCGGTGCGCACCACTGCCGCATTCTTGGCAACCAGTTCCAAGGCAGGACGGCCAGCCGGGACGCGATTTATTCGGCCGCCGCCGACAGCGACAACGTGTGGATCGTGGGCAACGAGTTCCGGTACATGAACACGGCGACCTACGGCTGCGCGATTCGCGGGGTCGAGGCCGGCGGGCTGTCCTATTCCGGCTGGCGGATCAAAGACAACCTGTTCCATTCGTGCGTGACCGCCATCAACATCTGTGGCCGCGTGTGCGAGATCACGGGCAACACGGTCTTGGAATACGGCATCAACCCGGCCGGGGCCGTGGCCGCCGTGCTGGCTCTGGGAATCGACCTGTCCGGGACCAACAGCGGTGGCAACGCCGTCTGGGACAACCAGCTCGGCGGGACGTACAACGCCACGCTGTACAAGGTCGGGGCGTCCGGGGATCAATGGGCCGGGAATCTGAACGTCTTGACCGGCGGGGTGACCGCGGCCAATCCGGCCTAACTCCGGCGCAACTCCGGCGCAACTCCGCGGTAATTGTCAGTTGACACCTGTAAACAGGAAACCCAAATCATGGATCTGGACGCCCTACTGCAAAGCCTGTTGGCCACGTTCAAGGACAACCCGACGATGGTGTTGTTGCTGACCGTGGGATTCTTCTTCCTCAAACAGATGTTCCCGACGCCCGCGCCGGCATCGACCCAAGTCATCCAGGGATACGCCGAACGGATTCGCATGGCCTTGCTGGCCGGCAACGAGGCCGGCGCCAAGCAGCTGGCCGACGCCGGCATCGCCAAGACGGCCGAACTGTTGCGGGTCGAAACGGAGCCCAAACCCAAGGGCATCCTGGACATCTTCACGGGCCTGTTCACCGGCGGGAACATGCTGCCCCTGCTGATCATGGGCGGGGTGTTGATGTTGTTCGTCTTCGGTGGCAACGGCTGCAAGAAGACGGCGACGGCCGTGCCGCCCGCCAGCGCGTTGACCTGGCAGGATTCGGCCCTGGATGAGACCGGGGCCTTGACCGTCAACCATACTCATTCGCAAGGTGTGTTACCCCATGTCCGAAACGCGGTCTTCAATGCTGCCGATCCTGTTGGTGTTTGGTCTGTTGCTGCTGGCGACTACGAATGGGCGGACTACCCCGGACCGGGTGACGACGGCGCCGCAGTTCATGGTCCTAATTGTCGAGGAAACGGAAGCGCGAACGCCGGGACTCGCGGACCTGTTGCTGTCCCCGGAGCTGCGGTCGCAAGTTGCCGCGCTGGGGCATGCGTTTCGCCTGGTGGACAAGGACGCCAAGGAGTGGGACGGTACACCGGCCGCCGTGCTTGGCCCGTGGCGAGCGCTGCCCGCCTTGCCGGGCGGCCAGTTGCGCGCGTTGCCGTGGGTGTTGTTCGTGTCTTCCGATGGGCGCGTCCTGTACGAAGGGCCGCTGCCTGGCTCTGTGGACGCCGTGGTTGAGTTGGTGCGCAAACACACCGGAGTCTGACCGGTCGGACCTGTCCGACCTGTCCGACCCGTCCGACCTGTCCGAGAGGATCACCATGCAACGCCCACCGTCCACCGTGAGCTGGGGCACGAATCCGCCGACGCCGGACCGGACCGCCCGTTGCCGCGCATTCGCGGACCAATTCGCCGTGCTGCCGCGGAAAAAATGGAAAACGACCCGCCGCCGGCATTTCGTGAGACACATTTACGCCCAAATCGACGGGATGTGTACCAGCAACGGGGCAGCCGGCCTGGTCATGTTCTTGCGGGCCGTGAGCAACCAGCCGCACAAGGTCTTGTGCCCGCCGACGCTGTACGAACAGCATTCCCGGTGGGGAACCGGCAGTAGCCTGGACGAGAACATTGAAGCCCTGATTGAAACCGGGATCTGCGACGCCGACTTTGCCGGGGGCGAGCAGACCAGGCTGCGGGATGTGCCGGACGGCTGGCGGGAGAATGCCCGCCGGTATCGACTGGCGGCCGACGAAGTCTGGAATTGCCGCGGCGAGTTGGACGCGGTGGCGACGGCCATCCAATGCGGGTTCGCCGTGCTGATCGGTGTCCGCTGGCCGGGCGGTGGCGGGCATTCGGTGCTGGCCACGGACCTGGTGTGCGGTCCGAACGGCGCCGTGAGCCTGGAAGGCCCGAACAGCTGGGGCGCCACGTGGAACAAGCACGGATTCTGGGCGCTGACCGAACGGCAGCTGTCGAGTATGTCCGGGTTCGGCGCGTTCGCCGCGCGGGCTGTTGTGGAGGGATAGACCATGCCGGTCGATGATGTCGTGGGAGCCGCCGCGCAACAGTCGGGCTGGGTGGCCGCCCTGCTGGCCGCCATTGTGCTGGCCGGGTTCGGCGTGCTGGGCTACATCGTCCGGCAGCTGTGGAACGATCACCGGGAGCTGAACACGTTCTGCCGGGAGAAGCTGGCCAAGTTGGTCGAGACCGTGTGCCGCGCGGTGGACAAGGCGGACCGCGTATTCGACTTGATGGAAAACCGGGAGTGCGTGGCCAAGGACTTGGAAGAGTTGCGGCGGATTCGCCGCGAACCGCCGCCGGTCAAATCTGACGCGTAGGGGGAACGATGACTGCCGCCCGGTATGATCTGGTAATCGAGCAAGGCGCCACGTTCACGCTGGAGTTCACCGTCAAGGACGGCGCCACGCCCGTGAACTTGACCGGCTACGCCGCCCGCATGCAGTTTCGGCGGAAGCATAGCGCAGTTGATGCGGATCTGTCGTTGACCAGCGCAGCCGGGGGCGGGATCACGCTGGGAGGTGCGGCCGGTACGGTAGCCGTGCGGGTCGAAGCCGATGTGACCGCGGATCTTGCCGAACGTCTTGATACGCCGGGCGTCTGGGACTTCGAGCTGGAAGCGCCGGACGGGACCGTGACGCGGGAAATGGAGGGGCAATACCAGGTAACGCCGGAGGTCACCCGATGAGCGACCGGGTTATCGAGATTGCGACCACTGAGCGGACGCTGGTAGTCAGCGAGTCGCCACGCACTCTGACCGTGCAACGGTCGGCAGTGACACGGACCATTGAAGTTGCCGGTCGGGTCGGTTTGCAGGGACCGCCTGGCGACGCCGGTACCATTGGACCCGTGGGACCGACCGGGCCGCAGGGGCCGCAAGGTGAGACGGGCGCGACCGGGCCGCAGGGGCCGCAAGGTGAGACGGGCGCGACCGGGCCGCAGGGGCCAGCGGGGGCGGACGGAGCCGACGCAACCCGCGCCGTGCGATCCGACTCGGACAGCGACTATACCTACCTCGGCGTTGCTCCGACCGGCAGTAGCGAATCCGCCGAGGTCTGGACCGTGACGCGAGTTCAGGTGTTGGCCGATGGATCGGCTGTTACTGCCGCCGCGGCAGGCATCGCGTGGGACGATCATTTGACGGCGACTTACAGTTGAGGCACTTGTGAACGCATACGCAAAATCCCGCGAACTGAACCTGACCGGCAGTGACGCGGAAATCGTGGCCGTCTTGCAGACGCTGGGAGCCCGTGACGTAGAGACCAGAGACGTCGCAACCTGGATGCGCGAACGCGGCCTGTGGGTTGTACTGCCCGATGGCCACGCCGGGACGCTCTACGATCTGTACCGCACCACGGAGGATGCGCAGATAAAAGCCGGCCTTGGCGAGTGGTACGCGTCAACGATTGGCGGGCAGGCCGGAATGATCCGCGTAACGTGGCCAGAGATCGCGCAACGTGTCTCGCTGGTTGCGGGGCTGATTGCAGTCGCGATTCCGGACGGCGCTACGCTGCGCGATCAGTTCTACGAGTTGTGCGGCGGGCGGCCCTACTCGGAACTGACTGTGGAGCAATTCGCAGCCGAGCGAGTCGCAGCCGAGACACCTGCCGTTGATCCAGAGTGGACCGACACGGCGGTCCTGCTCTCCGTGAATCTCTCGCCGCAGTCTAAGTCCGTAACGCTGAGGGTGTCCCGCTGTGCCGTGGTCGATGGTCGCGTGGTCAATGGGCCTGTGATTTCGACGCTGGCGACGGCGAAAGGTGTTGGTGATCCGCGACTGACTGCACTGCTGGCAGAGGTACTGAAACTCGCGGAGGGCCTGAGAAATGGCTAACAAATGGCCCTTGGCAAACGGCAACTGGTCGGACGCCGCCAACTGGAACAATGGCACGAAGCCGCAGGCCGGCGACACTGTCTATGCTGACGGTAAGACAGTGACAATCGATGAAGATGCAACGGTCGCGACCGTGACAACTGCGACGCGGAGCGGCGGCACGGCGGGCGGTGTCTTTGTGCTGTCTGACGGAATCACGCTGACTGCTTCCGTAATCGCTGGAACGACAACGTGTGTCACCTGCACGATCGGATTCTGTACGCTCCTCGGGTCTGTTACCGGAGCTGCCACAGTGATAGGAGCCTACGGGCTTAGCGCGTCTGCCACTGGGTCTGTGTCAATCGTCGGATCGTGTGTAAGTGGAAATTATGGGTGCGCGGTTTCTAACTCTGGGTCCGGGACCATTTCAATCCTCGGAAATGTTAGCTGTGGACTGTATGCGACCAGCGTTTTGAACTCTGGACTCGGATCGATCGCCATAACTG